AATATCACTCCTGTAACAAATTCTCCTTATTGGCCTGCTAACCAGGCCATCAAGGCAGGGACAGTTGTTTACGCGAAAGTTATTGATGACTCAGAAGTCATCTACGATGTCCAAACAAACGGCACCATAAACTTGGCGTCTATGGGCGGGAATGCTTCCTTTGCCCTAGGAGCAGGAAGTACAGTCACAGGTCTTTCAGGCGAAGTGATAGATGTGGGCACAATTTCTAAGGCCGCCTCATTCCGCGCATCAGGTGCTAGCACTTTAACAGGTACCGTAAACCTAGTTATCCCAGCTGTAGGCATTACCGCAAACTCATTAGTTATGTTAACTCGTAAAACCGCAGGCGGTGGCGCAGGGAACTTAACAATCACTATTCAACCTGGTGTTTCTTTCACAGTTGTCTCGAGCAACGGGGCGGATAACTCTGCATTCAATTATCAAGTCCTCCCGGGCACCGATGACAATAGCTTCCTGCCTTTGAAGTTGCTTTATGCAACCCAAGTCCCAGGAAACACATTTGACCCAATCACAGGTGCTGGAATTTTGAATGGCAACATCTCTGTAATCTTAAATAACAGCGCTTATCGCGTTGGCACACAAGGAGTTTAATCACTATGGCAACAACTACTTCAGATATTGCCGCCCTCTTGCGTCCAGGCTTAGCGGCGGTTATTGGCGACTACAACACTTATGAAGACGAATGGAAATCGATTTATTCGCACCATGTGTCAGATAAGCAAGTTGAATACGAAGTCGAAATGAAACTTTTGAGCATTGCTCAAATGAAACAAGAAGGCGGTTCAGTCTCTTATGACAAGATGGCGCAACGCTTCATTACTTCGTACCTACACCAATACTTCGGTATCGGCTTTATCTTAACAAGACAAGCTTTGCTAGATAACTTGTACAAGGACAGATTCCCAATGGCTGTAACGTCATTGAAAGACTCTCTGCGCCAAGTTAAGAACATCCAAGCAGCGAACCTGTTTAACAACGGTTTCAACCCTGGAGCTCCAATCGGTGACGGTCAGCCTCTATACTCTGTCAACCATCCTATCGATGGCGGTATTGTATCGAATACTTTCGTTGTCCCCGCGCAGCTTAATGAAACATCTCTCGAAGATGCGATCACAAACATTAGCTTATTCAGAAACGCAGCTGGTTTGTTGGTTAAGAATACCCCGAAGCGCTTAATCGTTCCGCCTTCATTGCAGTTTACTGCAAGCAGGTTGCTGAACTCTAAGTATCGCGTAGGAACAGCTAACAACGATATCAATGCAATCTACCATGACAATTATATCTCTCAAGGATACATGGTAAATCACTTCTTAACATCTCCAACAGCTTGGTTCATCCAAACTGATAACTCGAATGGATTTAAATACTATGAACGCGAACCCTTAGACATCGACATTTTCACTGACATTGACACAGATAACCTAAAAGTTCGGGCAATCGAGCGTTACTCATTCGGTAACAGCGACTTCCGTTCAACTTTCGGTTCTCAAGGTGCATAAGTCTAAATAATTTAAGGAGTATCCCTCAATGGCAGTTAATTATATCCCAAACCCATCACAAGGGTCACAGTTTTCAGACGGTGTCCGTGTAGGACCAGGGTTCCAAGCGCAATATACAACTGGCATCGGGGGTACTCCTCCCGTCCTTTTAGAGACAGCCTCTCTGAATAAAGCCCCAGGTACACAACTCGCGTCATGGGCAGTCTATGACATCGCCCCAGCTGCTTCTGCTGTCAATAACTTATCACTAGCGGCCACAACCGTAGGTGCTGGCTATCTGACATTAGCTCCAGCTGCAGGCGTCACAAGAGTATCTAAGTTCGGCCTTACTAACGTTTTGGAACTAGACGTTCCTCGCGCTGTGTCTTTGACTCAAGCGGCGGCCGGTAACGTTGGTCAACTAACTGTAACAGGTTATGACCAATACGGCATTCGCATGCAAGAGTTAATCACGAGCATTGTGGATGAGACGGTAGACGGCGTGAAAGCATTTAAGTGGATTACAGCCCTTTATTTCTCAGCGGCATCCGGTACAAACATCTCTGTAGGAACAGCGAACGTGTTCGGTCTGCCTTGGAGGGTTGATAACTCCAATTACATTAATTATGCATTTGAAGGAATCCCAGAGGTACCTTTCGACACAATTACAGGGAATGCAACATTTGTTGATGCAGCAACCCCACAAGTTATAACGGGCATCCCGTACATGGACGCGGATACAGCTATTATTTGGTCAGTCATTACGCCTAACGGGCCAGATGAAGTAACAATTACTCGTCAAAATGGTGTAGGTTTTACATTCACGACAATCGATGGTGACACGTCAGTAGTTTCATGGGCGGTTTTCCCTAGCCCAGCTGCAATCGAAGGACAAGGCTCAGTAGTCTTCACCCCTGCTTATAACGTAGTGGGAGCAGATCCTTTCCCACCTTCCGCTTCCACCTTAACGACTCCTGACGTTAGAGGGACATTAGCAGTCCAAAGTATAGACCCCGATGGGATCTTAAGATTAAGTGCCTTCGCTTACGTTTTGGGTTCCAACCCACTACCAGACACAACAATTCGTAATCTGGATATGTATAGTAACGCCTCTATTCCTAATGAGCTTACCCTAAATGGTTATGCCCAGTTCTGGAGTAGCGTTAACTCGGGAAGCTAATATATGGCAAGGTTAATCACTCAAGTATGGCCTGCTGCCTCGGTTGATGAATATGCCGCGCTTCAAGATGTCCTGGCTGGTGCTAGCGTTAAGCTAAAAGGCACCAACAGGGGTCTGTTGCCTGGCATTGATTACGGGGCAAGGACAGTTAGTATAACGAGTGCTAACGACTTAAGTGCTGTTAACTTTACAATACGTGGCTTTTTATTCAATATTCCCGTGGAAGAAATAATAGCAGGGCCAAACAACAACACTGTTTATACGACGGGTGCCAATTCACAATTTACATCCATCACAGCGATTACAGTCGATGCGGATGCAAATGAGTTTTCAGTGGGAACGGGGACGTCAGGAGTTTTGAATCCTATGACTCTAAATCCCCATGTAAGTAGTTTTGGTGTCTCTATAGATGTTATTGTGGATAATAATATTGAATATTCACTCTTGCAATCTTTGGAAAAAGTGAACCTCATTACTCCCGAAGGGAACCGACTTAACCAAGAGAGTGTCACGGAGAGTTCGTTCCCGATCCCAGGGGCACTCGTTCCATCAACAGCACGTCAATATGCAGAAATTTTCGGCCCCGTGCAGACAATCTTATGTCTAATAAATGAGAATACGACTGACGGTGACCTTAAGATTCATATCCTCCAACAGGGGATTGCATAATGCACAATAGAGACGATCATGACCACATCATGCAAGACTTTCGCTACAGCCATACACCAGGTTTGTGTCTTCCCCAACACAAAGCAAGTGGCGGTGGAATGTGGATTCAGGATGCTATCAAGAATCCTGGAGCTCTTCACAAGTCATTAGGCGTTCCTAAGGCTAGTAAGATACCTCAAGCGAAGCTTGCAAAAACATCTCACAGCAAAAACCCACTTTTAAAAAAAAGAGCAACACTTGCGATAACACTTAAGAAGTTCGGCAAGAACCGAGGGGGATAATATGGCCACAAGTGGATCATATGACTTCGGGGACATCCAAGCAGACGATATTATCAGGGAAGCTTATGAGCGGTGCGGCATTGTTTCGGACCTTCTAGACGGGCTTAAAATTCAATCAGCTCTTAGCTCACTCAACTTCATGCTCACTCAATGGGTTAATCGTGGACTAAACCTCTGGACAATCGAAAAAGATATGATCCAGATCAATGCAGGGCAGTCTACATATTCTCTTCCGCCGGCTACAGTTGACATCCTAGAACTTACAGCAGCCCAGATAACGCGTCTCAATGCGTCGGGGACAGCTACTTCAAGTACGGGCACAGCTAACAACGCTTTCGATGGGAACCCCGCTACAGCGTGCACACAGACAGCCGCTGATGGGTGGATAGAATGGAATTATGGACCTACAGACTTTCAGAATATTCAGTATGTCGGCATTCAATCAAATGAAACGACACGTTACACAATATCTATAGAATATTCCTATGACGGCATTATCTTTATAGATGCATATCCAAATCCAGATAATGTCTTATATCCATTAGGTCAGCAGATATGGTATGTCCTTCCTGCCCCTGTAAATGCCCCTATATGGCGCATAAAAGAGACCAATGGTGGCACATTAAACATACAAGAAGTTTATTTCTGTATTCCTAATGTATCGCGTCTCATGACCCGCATATCACGAGAAGAATACATAGCCATTGCAAATAAGAGTCGGCAAGCGACAGCAAGTAGTTATTACATAGATAGGACAAAGAACCCCGTCCTTAACCTATGGCCAACTCCC